CCTCTCTGCCACGTCACCGGTCAGGACTGCTACCACCTAGTCACCGTGTACGGCGAAGAGATCGGATCCCGCATGAGCACCCCGGACCTGTGATGTTCACCTGTGACTGCGGGTCCGAGTACACGTCCGCGATCGCCGCAATGTACTGCTGCGACGTGGCCGCACCAGGACCCGCAGACGACGACCACCAGACACGACCCCGATACGAGCTCGGCTACGACTAGATGTCCAAGAGCCCACGCAACACGACCGCTCGTGACCGTGACCGCCGCACCATCGCAGCACGCCACGAGAACTGCCACATCTGCGGCAGAGAGATCGACTACACACTCCCATGGCCAGACCCCATGTGCTTCGTCGTAGACCACGTCACAGCACTCGCCAACGGCGGAGCAGACACCATCGCCAACAAGAAGGCAGCACACAACACGTGCAACTCCACCAAGCGCGCACGTGACCATGCACCAATCATCAGACGCAGTCGAACACTCGACCGCTGACATTCGAACATACCCACGGGGGAGGCCCCCTCGAGGCAACCCCGCCGGACCTCCGGGGATAGGCGATCCCCGCCCCCGCCATTTTTTCTTTGGGAGAAGCTTTGCCTCGTCGTCCAGATGTTCCATGCGCGGGGTGCGGGAAACTAATCTGGCGCGGCAAAGGCGTGCTCCCAGAGGGCCGATCGACTTGTCTCGACTGCCGGCGAGTGCGCACAGTTCACGGAACTCGTCAGGGTTATCGCGAGCGCGGCTGTCGCTGTGGTGAGTGTGTCTCGTGGAATCGCACTCAGGATGCAAATTACCGGCGGCGGCGAAGCGAGTCAGGCAACCCGGTCAAGAGGTTTGGGTCGTCGGGTCCCTGGATTGCCGAGAGTGTCAAGGTGGCTGTCTTCGAGCGTGATAGATGGGTTTGCCAGCTGTGCGGCGAACAACTGGATCGCGACTCTCACCCAAATGGTGATAGATACCCCTCCATAGATCACATCGTCCCGCAGTCGCTCGGCGGTGGGCATGATCCCGCAAATCTCCGAGCCGCTCATCGCTGGTGCAACTCCGTTCGTGGGGCGAGTTGCGAGGAGAACGTCCCGATACGGGTGGTGGTGTGAGATGGCTGGTCAGAAGACGCCAGTTCTTCGCGCCGTCGAGCCTGGGGAATCCCCTAAGACGGAACTCCTGTCTCTCGATGATGCCATTGCTCGAGGTTCGTACCTGCAGATACTCATGGCTCAGCGAGTGGAGATGGTTGGCGCGCTCCCGGAGACAAAGGGCCCAGCGCTCGCAGCACTCCACCGCCAAATCGCGCTGACATCGAAAGAGATCGAGTCGTTGCAAGCGCGGTCTCGGGAGGATGATCCGGTTGCCAAGGTCGAGGACGGGAAGTTCAACGCCGCGGCGATCTGAGTTGCGGCTGTCGGAGGTTGCGCGTCATGTGGTGATCCCGTCAGGGATTGAGACGACGGCGTGGCCGCGGGTTGTTGCGCAGTGCGCTCAGATGGGCGTGACGTTCGATCAGTGGCAGCACGGGATCGGGCAGATCTCGTTGGGGAAGCGGAAGAACGGGAAGTACGCGGCGACGGTCGGTGGCGTGGTGTTGAGTATCCCGCGTCAGGTCGGGAAGACGTTCCTCGTCGGCATGATGATCATCGCCTTGTGCATCCTGATCCCGAATCTGACGGTGCTGTGGACTGCGCATCGTACGAGAACGTCGACGAAGACGTTCAAGACGATGCAGGGCTATGTGAAGCGGAAGCGGATCGCTCAGCATCTGAAGGTTTCACGGTCGGATGGTATCCGGGCGACGAACGGTGAGCAGGAGATCGAGTTCGCGAACGGGTCGATCATCATGTTCGGTGCCCGTGAGGGCGGGTTCGGTCGTGGTTTCGACAAGGTCGACATCGAGGTGTTCGACGAGGCACAGATCCTCGGCGAGAAGGCTCTCGAAGACATGGTCGCTGCGACGAACCAGTCGGAGCAGCCGTCGGGCGCCTTGCTGTTCTTCATGGGCACGCCGCCGCGGCCGTCTGATCCTGGTGAGGAGTTCGCGAACCGTCGTGCTCGGGCGATCACGGGCCGTGACAAGGACATGGTGTACGTCGAGTTCTCCGCGGACGATGACGCGGATCCCGATGATCACAAGCAGTGGGAGATGGCGAACCCGTCTTACCCGGAGCGGACGCCTCTTGAGGCGATGCAGCGGATGCGCGCGAACCTCACGAACGATGACTCGTTCCGTCGTGAGGCGCTCGGGATCTGGGCGACGTCGTCTCCTCGCGTAATCGACGAGCAGTCGTGGTCGAACATTGCTGACGCATCTTCGATGGCCACGGACCGGCTTGTGCTGGCTGTGGACGTAGCACCGAACCGGTCGGTGGCTGCCGTGGCGCTGGCGGGTCTTCGGCCTGATGGGCTATGGCACGTCGAGCTCGACGAGCACCGTGGCAACGCGGACTGGGTGGTCCCGTGGATCGTGGAGACCGCGTCGAAGAACCGTCTCCATGCGGTTGTCGTGGATGAAATGTCCGGTCTCGTGAAGTGGCGCAACGGTCGCGCGTACCTCGGGGATTCGGACGTGAAGGTCACGTTGGCGGCGGCTGAGGGTCGGGACATGGCGATCGCGTGCGCGCAGTTCTTCGACGCGGTGATGTCACCGACGCCTCTGGTCCGTCATACGGATCAGCCGCAGGTGAACGTTGCCCTGTCGGTGGCTCGGAAGCGTCCCCTCAGTGGCGGGTGGGCCTGGAACCGGAAAGACGAAGAGTCGGATATCACCCCGATCGTGGCGGAGACGTTGGCGCTGTGGGGTGCCCGGAATGACACGGTCAAGAAGCCTCAGCGGGCCGAGCGGCGAAGGGTGGTGGTCCGGTGAATCTGGTTGTCCAGCTCAGCGCTGACGAGGAGTCCCTCATCCGTCGGTGCCTTCAGCAGCTGATGTATGCGCAGTCGGCGAACCGGGAAGCCGACCTTCGGTACTCGGGTCAGTGGGCGACGGTGCAGTTCGGTATCAGCATCCCGCCGAACATGCGTACTCTGCGGACGATCGCGGGGTGGTGTGGGACGGCGGTAGACGTTCTCGAGGAGCGTCTCGACTGGCTGGGGTGGTCAACGATTGACGGTGATGACACCCTCGGTCTGAACGGCGTGTTCGCTGAGAACGAGCTGGCAGTTGACTCCGGCATGGTCCACCTCGACTCCCTGATCTTCGGGGTGTCTTTTGTTGCTGTGGGGACTGGGGTGGAGGGGGAGCCGAACCCGCTCATCACGCCGTATTCACCGAAGAACGTCACCGGAATCTGGTCTCGGACGACTCGTCGCCTTGAGGCCGCGATCGCCGCTGACTTCACTGACGGGCGACTCGTTTCCGTGACCCTTTACCGGCCTGATGAGACAGTGACGGTGGACACATCGGCAACGTGGGTTGTTGTCTCTCGCGATCGGCACATGCTGGGCCGGGTTCCGGTGGTGATGGTCCCGAACCGTGTGCGCGGATCGCGTGAGACGGGGCGTTCGGAGATCACGAAGGCGATCCGCTACTACGCGGACGCGGCTGCCCGCACGCTCCTCGGTCTCGAGGTGAACCGGGAGTTCTACAACGCGCCTCAGCGGATCGGCCTGAACGTGTCGGATGACATGTTCCAGGACGCGATCGGGAACCCCGTTTCGCCGTGGACGTCTATTCAGGGGCGTGTGTGGAATATCCCGCCGAACGAGGCAGGTGAAGCGGAACCCGACGTGAAGCAGTTCCCGCCATCGTCCCCGGCACCGTACATCGACCAGGTGAAGGGATACGCGACGCTGCTCGCGGCCGAGGCCGGTATCCCACCCACGTATCTCGGCTTCCAGACGGACAACCCGGCCAGTGCAGACGCGATTCGGGCCGGTGAGGCTCGACTGGTGAAACGCGCTGAGCGTCGACAGGCGTCGTTTGGACGTGCCTGGTCTGAGGTTGGGCGGCTCGCTCTACTGATGCGTGATGGCGCAGTTCCCGAGGATTACGCGTCTCGTGTGATGGTGCGGTGGCGTGACGCGGCTACGCCGACACGTGCGGCTGCAGCCGATGAGGCGTCGAAGCTGGTCGGTTCCGGTGTACTGCCGGCGGACTCGCAAGTCACGTATGACCGGGTAGGGCTGACTCCGGCAGAGCAGGCGAAAGTCACGATCGAGAAGAGCCGTCAGCAGGCGTTGCAACTCGCGACGGCGATCGGTGCGGCTGCGGCTCCTGCTGTTCAGGATCAGGCGATGAGGTCGCAGAATGCTGCTGTCGTCGGTCGATGATCATCGTGCGCTGATCAATGGGGTGACGAGTCTCGCCGAGGCTGACATCACCGCGTATGCGGCGAGCGTGATCGGTGACGCGCCAGATGCGGTGGCAGCGCAACTGCGTCCCGCGGCGATGAGCGTCGTGTCACAGTACGGTGCTGTCGCCGGGGTCTCGGGTGCGCTCTGGTACGAAACGGAACGCCCGAAGCCAGGGTTCACGGCGGACCCCGTCTTCCCATCCGTGGGGGAGGAGTTGGCGTCTGCTCTCGGGTGGGCGCTGAGCCCCGTCTTCAACCCGTCATCGTTCGATGGTGGCGCATCGGATGCGCTGCCGCGCCTCGCTGGTGTCGTGCAGAAGTACGTTGCACTCGCGGATCGGGAGACCGTCGCGGCGGCTTCCAAACGGGACAACCTGTCGACAGGGGTCGAGCGGTTCGCCCGCGCGTCGGCATGTTCGTTCTGCGCACTGATGTCGTCTCACAACGGGAGCCATTGGCACACGAACTGCAAGTGCGTGTCGGTTCCGACATGGTCCGACTCGCCTGCCCCCGATTCGGAAACGAGGATCCGTTTCGCTGAGGCATCTGATGGTGCGAGGCAGTACATCCTCGACGCGCGGCGCGCCCACCCCGACTACGGATCCACAAAGCTGCGGGTCTTCCTTCGGCAGCACCCTGAATTCGCTCTGACGAACCGGAACATCACCCGTGTGATGCGTGCTCAGTACGGATTCGCGCACTAGACCCACCCCAGCCGCACGGCACCGGGGTACCAACCCGAACGGGAGAATCATGTCCGACCAGATCGTCGAAGAACCTGCACAGGTCACCGACACCCCGGATCAGCCGACCAGCGATGACATCGACTGGAAAGCCGAAGCGGAGAAGCAGAAGCAGTACTCACGTACGTGGGAAGAGCGAGCGAAGGCGAACAAGGCTGCGGCCGACCGTCTCGCTCAGATCGAGGAATCGCAGAAGACGGCGGAGCAGAAGGCCGCGGATCGTCTGGCGGAGGCGGAACGCCTCACTGCCGAGGCGAACGCGAAGATCCTTCGCCGTGACGTCGCACTCGAACACAAGCTCTCCACGGAAGACGCCGCACTGCTGGACACGATCACCGACGAGACCGTGATGCGTTCCCTCGCAGCACGCCTCGCACCCGCCCCGGAGAACCCGCGGGCACCGCACCCGGACCCCAACCAGCGGAAGTCGCCCACCGCGGGCGGCACGCCGGGGGACGAGTTCGCGGATTTCCTCAAGCGATCTCTCGATCAGTAACAGACCAGAAAGGCGGCAACCATGCCCGCAACAACTCTCGCTGGGCTCCCCAGCGCCGTACTGCCCCCGACCGTCGCGGGGCCCATCTTCGACAAGGTCAACGAAACCTCGGCGGTGCAGCAGCTCGCCCGTAAGGTTCCGCTCGCGATGACCGCGAACACCGTCGTTCCCGTCTCCATGGACATCCCCGCCGCCGGCTGGGTGTCGGAGGGTGGCGTGAAGCCGGTCGGTTCGTCCGCGTTCGGTATCAAGCAGATGCAGGGCAAGAAGGTCGCACTGCTCGTGCCCGTGTCGGAGGAAATCGTCCGCACGAACGCGGCCGGCGTCTACGACATGCTGAAGCAGGATCTGCCCGTCGCGATCTCGCGCGCCTTCGACTACGCCGCGATCCGTGGCCTCGACCTCCGCTCCGGTGGTGCTGGTCCGTTCGCGGACTACCTCACCAAAGGTGCGAACACCGTCGAGCTCGGAACGACCGCGCAGAACGCGGGCGGCATGTACGCCGACCTCGTCAAGGGCGAGCAGCTCGTCGCGACCGCCGGATTCGACTTCACCGGTTTCGCCGCTGACCCGCTGCTGAAGCCGACCCTGAAGCTGCAGACCGACACGCAGGGGCGCCCGATCTGGAACCCGGACCCCACGCAGGGTCTCACGGGTGGCAGCATCATCGGTTACCCGGCGTACTACAACCGTGGCGTGTCGGGCGCGTACCGCCGCTCCGGCGACCGGGTGCAGGTCGTGACGATCACCGGTTCCCCGACGGGTGGCACGTTCACTCTGAAGATCGGTGGCGCGACCACGGCACCCCTCGCGTACAACGCTGCGGCGTCCGCGGTCCAGGCCGCGATCCGTGCGCTGGGCACCCTGTGGGCTGCGGCGACGGTGTCCGGTTCCGCCGGTGGCCCGTACACCATCACCCTCTCCCCGCTGGGCGGTGCCGCGGCTCCGATCTACGCGGACGGTTCGGCTCTCACGGGCGGCACTCCCGTCGTGACCGTCGCACAGTCCCCGATCGCGGACACGAAGCTCCGCGCGATCGGCGGTGACTGGTCGCAGGCCGCGTGGGGTCAGGGCATGGACATCACCGTGAAGGTGTCCACCGAGGCGTCGTACGTCGATGAGGCCGGGGTCACGCACTCCGCGTTCCAGGAGAACCTCGTCCTCCTCCTCGTCGAGGCGTACTACGGCTTCGTGAAGTCCGACGCGCTCGGCGCGTTCACGGCGTACACCGACGCTGTCTGATCCAAAGGTGGGGGCGCCAGACTCCTGAAGCCCCCACCTTTTCCCGCGAGGCAGGAGGCCGCGATGAGGCTTGTAACGACCGTTGTGCCCGCGGATGTCGCGACCGAGCTCGGCCAGGAACCACCTGCTCCGGGGTCGGTGGTCGAACGCCAATGGCAACTGTGGATCGACGATGCGGTGATGATCATCAGCGCCCGGGCGTCGAAGAAGGGTGTTGCGTTCGTCGATCAGGATCCTCTCGACTATGTCGTGCGCCAAGCGGTTTCAGATCATGTGAAGCGTCCCGATAATGCCACGCAAGTGACCGTTTCAGTGGACGACGGTTCGTCGTCCCGGACCTACAAGTCCGGCGCGGGTCGGGTCACGATCCTCGACGAGTGGTGGACGATGCTCGGACTCACCCTCGGCAAGAGCGGCGCGTTCGAGGTCGACACGATGCCGGTCGATGCGGGTGTGATTCGGGATGAGAGCGTCATGTGGTACCCGATGGGATTCGTCCCGTGACCCTCGGTTCGGACATCTCGTTCATCCTTCCGCAGCTTCGCCAGGCTGCGGAGTCGCGGATGACCGCGGCCTGCGTCATCACGGTTCAGGGGGAGACGACGTGGAACCCGGAGACGATGCAGGACGAGGGCGCGGTTGTCGTCGTCTACACCGGGCCGTGTCGGGTGAAGCGGCGAGACCCACAGGATGCGGTCACCGTCGCTGCTGATCAGGTGTTCGTGGAGACCCTGTACGAACTGCATCTCCCCGTGGCTTCGTCCGGAGCGATCGTGAAGGACGCCATCGTGACGATCACCGGTTGCCCGGATGACGCGGCGCTCACCGGTCGGAAGTTCCTCGTCGTGGCGGTCCCGGCCGGTTCGCAGACCACCGCACGCCGTATCCCGGTCAGGGAGGTGCAGTGAGCGACGCGGGCGACGAGCTGCGGAAGCTCGCCGCGGATATCGAGTCCGCCCCGGATGAGGCACGGCCACTGATCAAGAAAGCTGTCGGGATCGCCGCGCTGAAGGGGAAGCGGGCATGGCAGCAGGCGGTGTCCGGGCGTAGCTACCTCGGCGCGTACGTCCCGTCGATCGACTACGACCCCGTTGACAGCAACTTGTCGACGGATCTCGGTCCGAACCTGAACCGTCGCGGTGCGGGTGGTTTGGGGATCGTCGAGGACTCACCTAGTGGTGTGCGTGGCACGCCGCAGCGGAACTATCTGCAGGCGGAGGCCGTTGCTGGTCCCGACCTTGAGGCGGGTGTGCAGATCGCGATCGATCAGACGTTGCGGAGGTTGGGCCTGTGAGGACCGCGCACTTCAACGCCTTCGATACCCGCCTGAAAGCCCGCGTGCCCACGCTCGCCGCGCTCACGTTCGACGGCGACGCGACCTTGGACGACGGCACGATCCGCCGAGGCGCATATCTCGTGGAACACGACATGGGTTTCGACGAGCAAGACGATGACCGTCTGTCGACCGACCGTGCGGATGCCGCGGACGGAACGTACCGGATCATCGTGCGTGTCGTCGCCGAGAAGTACTCGTCTGTTCGAGCGAATGCGGACGTGGTGAAGGCGGCGATGGTCGGGCAGATCCTCACGATCCCGAACCGGCGCTGCGGTGCGATTCGGAAGGATCAGGGGCCGGACGAGATCGAACGCGACGGCTCATCCCGCTTCCTCGACCTCGACTTCATCTGGCGCTCGCAACGCGCCTGAACCACGTTCCTCCAGCCCCACTCAGGTGGGGCTTTTTCATGCCCCGCCCGGTCTCCCCGGACGGTCACCGAAACCCCGGTCCACGGGGAGATGAAAGGAGCCAGCAATGGCAGATTCTGTTGAGGCCGTCGGCGGTCCCCCCGCCGTCGACCAGACGGGCAACCTCACCCTCTGGTTCGTCCCGACGATTTCGAACCCGGATGCGCCGACCGCGACCGAGATCGGTGCGACGGGCGCGTTCCGGTTCACGTACTCGCTGACCCCGGAGGGGTGGACGCCGTCCGCTCCGACGGAGAAGCTCGACGACCAGCGCCTCACCTCGGAGCAGAAGAAGCAGTCGTTCGGTATCACCAGCCCGGAGATCGGTGATCTGATCTACGTCGACTCGACGAACGCGAACAGCTTCGCGGTGAAGGCCGCCGCCCTCACCTCCGGCTACATCGTTGAGCGTCGCAACGTCGACCAGTCGACGCTCATCGCCGCCGCGCAGAAGGTGCGCGTGTGGAAGGTCACCCTCGGTCCCGAGGCCCCCGGCCCGGTGAACGGTCAGGGGAAGTTCACCCTCATCCGCCCGGTGGTCGTCGAGTACATGTCCGCGGTCGTCGCGGTCGCGTGACTCATATCCGGGCCGGGGGTCTCGCACCGTCCCCCGGCCCGGTCACCCCCCCACCCACGGTGCAACCAACGAACGAAGGAACGGTGCGATGGACTTTGATGATGTGCTCGCTGAGGCGGAGCAGGAACCGGCGACCGATGTGACGGTGCAGGTGTGTGTGAAGCCGTCGGTGGCGAAGAAGATGGCGGTGCTGCTCGCACGCCTCGACACTGCAATCGCTGAGGACGCGCGGGACTCCGCCATCCCGGAGCAGCGCCTCGCAGCGCCCGACCCGGCGCCTGTGACGCGCCGGCAGGATGCCGTGCAGGCGGAGATCGACGATCTGCAGGACGAGGTCGACAAGTCGCTCATCACTCTCCGCTTCACCCGCCTCGATGGCGAGAAGTGGGCGGACCTGACCTCCGCGAACCCGATGCGACTGGGCGTTGCCCTCGACCGGCACTACGGGTACAACTTCGATGCCGTCAGCGTCGCCGCGGCTCAGATGTCGGGGGTTCGTGTCGACGAGGATGGTGACCACGAGCTCACCGATGAGCAGTGGGAGCGGCTGCTGAAGCTGCTGTCCGGGTACGACCGGAAGCTGATCCGTGATGCGGTGTGGACGCTCAACGAGTACGGTCCGCAGCAGCTGGTCGACGCGCTGGTAAAAGGCTCCGGGGCAGCGTAGCGCTCCGTGAAGAGGTGCAGGCCGCTGCGCGCCTGGGGATCTCCCACAGGGAGTTCCTGGGCTGGCCTCACCGTGAACGGGCGTTGATGATCGCCCTCGGCCGGGTGGAACGCAACACGGGCCGGTTTGGGGAGTGGATTCCCGACGCGACGTCGGAGAAAGCCGACTTGAACTACTACGAAGCGGATCGCATTCGCTTCGCTGTCCAGGGTCCGTTCACCAACGTGGTGGAGAAGATGGCGGCCGACGCTGAGAAGGCATACCGGAAGGATGCCGGCGAGCACGCGAACACGAGCGGGATGTTCTGGACGGTCGAGTCAGTCGACTGACGCTGTCGGTTGATGATCAGTCGGCCGCTTTGAGGGTTGCGAAAGTCGCGGTGGATCCGTCTGCCTTGCAGGCGCGTTCCACGGCGCTGAGCTTGGTGTTGATGTCGTCGAGGTCGTGCCAGATCTTGATGTTCGCGTAGTCGGGCCAATGCTCGCTTAGCGCCAGCATGCGGTCCTTCGTGGTCCCGTCAGCGGTCAGAGCGACGGAATCGAAGTCCTTCTGGAGCTTCTCCCACGCGCCATTCTCGCCGTCGTTGATCACGCTCGGGATTGTCATCGTGAGCGCCGCGAAGTCCTTGCATGCCGCGTCGTTCGGCTTCGCTGTCGGAGGTGCAGATGTCGCGGGGGAAGCCGCGGGCGCACCTGCAGAGCACCCCGTGAGTGCTATCAGCGCAACTCCACAAAGAACACCAATCTTCCGCATGCCCAGAGCATAGCGCCGCACGTCAGGGGGGTCGCATGGGCAACCGCGTCGTCAAGGTGTCGATCATCGCAGAGGTCAACTCATACCTCGCTGGGATGGACCAGGTCGCGAAGAAGACACGGGATTCCGCTTCCGAGTCCGACAAGCTCAAGGCGAAGCTCGATGCCCAGCAGAAGGCAATGGACTTCGTTGGCAAGACGATGCTCGCCGCGGGCGGTGTGGTCGCCGCAGGGCTGATCCTCGCGACGAAGAAGGCCGCCGACTTCGACCAGGCAATGTCGAACGTGCAGGCCGCGACGCACGAGTCCGCCGACAACATGAGCCTCCTCCGGGATGCCGCGATCCAGGCGGGCGCAGAGACCGTCTACTCGGCCAAGGAAGCCGCGGGGGCGATCGAGGAGCTCGCGAAGGCGGGCATCTCGACGAACGACATCATCGGCGGCGGCCTGACGGGTGCCCTCGATCTCGCCGCGGCGGGTGGTCTCGCTGTGGCGGATGCCGCGGGTATCGCGTCGACGACGCTGCAGCAGTTCGGCCTAAAGGGCAATCAGGCGTCGCACGTCGCGGATGTGCTCGCGGCGGGCGCGGGCAAGGCGATGGGCGATGTCTCCGACCTGTCGATGGCGCTATCTCAGTCGGGCACGGTGGCCGCCCAGTTCGGTCTCTCCCTCGAGGAGACGACCGGATCGCTTGCCGCTTTCGCGTCGAAGGGCCTTCTGGGTTCCGACGCTGGCACCTCTTTCCGGACGATGCTTCTCCGCCTCGCGAACCCGTCGGGTGAGGCCGCGGACAAGATGAAGGAACTCGGCATCCAGGCGTACGACGCGCAGGGGAAGTTCGTTGGGATGACGAGCCTGGCTGGGCAACTTGAGAAGCGTCTCGGTGGGCTGACGCAGGAGCAGCGCAATGCGGCTCTCGCGATCATCTTCGGTCAGGACGCGATCCGTGCCGCGAACATCCTCTACACGGAGGGTGCTCGGGGGATCGCGAAGTGGACGCAGGAGGTCGACGATGCAGGGTACGCGGGGGAGACTGCCGCGACCCGCCTCGACAACCTGAGCGGTGACCTCGAGAAGCTGTCGGGCGCTTTCGATACCGCCCTGATCACGATCGGTGGCGCTGGACAGGGGCCGCTCCGCGCTGCCGTGCAGGGCCTCACCGATCTCGTCGACGGCTTCAACGGCCTCCCTGAGGGAGCGCAGACCGCTGTCTACTGGGTGGGAGCTGTGGGTGCCGCAGCTGCGCTTGCGGGTGGCGCGTTCTTCGTCGCTGTCCCGAAAGTGGCTGCGTACCGGAGCGTCGTCGATGATCTGACCCCGGCCACGCAGAAGGCCATCGGCCGCATCGAGCGTTTCGCAACGCTCGTGGGCAGCATCGCTACCGGAGCCGCAATCGCGGCCGCGGCTGGCGACGGACTTACCGACTGGATTCGGTCCTTCGGGCAGTCGTCCGAGGTCACCGCGAACAAGGTCAAGACGGCATCGACGGCGATCGACCTGATTATCGGCACTGCGGCCACTCTGGATGGGAAGGTCTCGACGCAGTCGGCCACCTTGCAGTTGAAGAACCTCGGTGCGACGCTCGACGAGGTCCGCGTGTCCGGTGAGGAGATCGCACAGGGTGCGACGACCTACACGATCGAGAAGCTCGGGAACAGGCTGGGCGAGCTGGCTCAGACGGATCTCCCTGCCGCCCAGAGGCAGTTCCGTCTTCTTGCTGATGGTGCGAAGCTGACCGATGAGCAGCAGGCGAAGTTGCTCGACAAGATGGGGCCTTTCAAGTCAGCGCTTATTCAGCAGGCAACCGCGCAGGGGCGTTCCGCATCTGCACAGGATCTTCTCCGTGACGCCATGGGAAGCGCCGAGCAGGTCACGAAGTCGGCTTCGGACGCCTACCTCGATCAGGCGAACCAGGTCAACGGCGTGCTCGACGCACTGCAGAGCCTCTACGACCAGATCAACAAGATGAACGACGCGCAGCAGAACGCGATCTCCTCGAACGCCACGTGGGTGAAGGGGATCGCTGACCTCGCTGACAACGTCTCGGAGGCCGGAGCTTCGCTCGATCAGACCACGTCGGCCGGCGCTGCGAACGCGGCTATGCTCGCGGGTCTCGCGGGGGATGCTCAGGCTGCCGCGAAGGCACAGTACGACGTCGACGTGACCACGATGAGCGCGAAGGATGCCGCCGACAAGTACGCGGCGACCCTCGCGGATCAGCGGCAGAAGTTCGTCGACTCTGCAACCGCGGCGGGATTCAATGCTGACGAGGTGCAGGCGCTCGCGGACAAGGTGTTCGCGTTGCCGTCGGCGAAGCAGATCGATCTCCTGGTGAGTACAGCCAATGGGCTGACGGAGGCGGAGCGGTTCGCGCAGGAGATCGCGTCGATCCGTCCGGTGATGTACATCGATGCGCGTCCGGGGACGATCATCCGTCCTGGCACCATCGGGCTCTATGCGAGCGGTGGCCCTGTGTTCGGTCCAGGCTCCAGCACGAGCGACAGTATCCCCGCGCGTCTCTCGAATGGTGAGTACGTGGTGAACGCAGCCGCGACGGCTCGTAACCGGGAGTTGCTGGATGCGATCAACTACGGGTCTCGGCGGTACGCGGTTGGCGGGTATGTGCAGCCGCAGTATGCGCAGCCTTCGTCGAGTTTCGAGGGTGGTCGTTTCTCGGTGCCGGTGGTGCCGGTTAAGTACGTGCCGGACTACTCGGCGTTGCGGAACTCGCGGCCGCCGGAGAAGAAGGGAGTCGTGCGGTACAACGACCGCACGGATCAGTTCCTATGACCACGACGATCACTGCTGCTGCCGGTTCACCTGCGACGACGTCACCGTCGTACGTGGCGGGCTACGACGCGGAGCGGGCGTCCCGGAACCTCGTCCATGACCTGATCAGTGGCGGGCAGGCTGTCGTGCTGATCCCGGCTCCGCTGCGCTCGGGGACGCTCAAGCTGATCTATCCGAGCCGGTCGTCGGCGATCGCGGCGTTGTCGATCCTGAGCCGCGCGACGACGTACTCGCTGGTGGACACGGAGCTCACTCAGGCGAACATGGCTTTCGTCGTCGCGCAGGGCGGTTCGGTGGCGGTGTCTGTCGAGGACCGCGGGTTCACGTGGGTGGTGTCGATCGACTTTCAGGAGGTGTCGCCGTGACCACCCTCACCGTGATCCCGAGCGCTGAGATCTCGGTGGCGGGTGTGATCGATGCGCCTGTTGCGCCTGAGGGTGGGCGGTTCAGCCTGGATGCGGGTCGTGTCCCGTATGCGCAGGCTGAGGTGACGCTGCCGATGACGGATCTGTCGGTGGTGGAGGCGCTGGACCCGCGGCGCGAGCTACGCGGGCTGTTGTGGCTGGCGCTCAACAGTGGAGATCCGCAGCGATCTGGTGACCTGTCGGTGCAGTCTCGGCGGGTCTCTCACGACGGCCGCACGATCACCATCGGCCTCGCGTCGGATGAGGCGATCCTGCAGCAGTACACCCCGCTCACGGTGGATGACACTCCGCTGACTTTCCAGTCGTCGCTTCGGTCGATCTGCAACTACGTGCTCAGCACGGTGATCACCATCCGCCGTAACCTGCTGAACAATCCCGCTGTCCGCACCGCGATCACGGGGTGGGGTACACGTCAGGGTGGCGGGTCGACCAGCATCGCGCGGACGACGAACGCGAACACTCCGGCTGATGTCGTCGGCAACGGTGTGGCGCGGATGACGCTGACCGCGGATGCGCCGTGGTGGCGCATCTACCAGACCACCAACGTCCCCATCATCGCGGGTCGGGTCTACACCCTGTCGGCGTGGGTTCGGGGCACCGCCGCCACCAACGGGCAGTTTGTCATCGGGTGGCGAAACGCTGCCAACTCCACAGTTGCCGAGTCCGTTGTCTCCGGTCTGTCGATTGCGTCGGGGACGAGCCAGTGGCGCCGCTACTCCGTCACCGGAGTGGCTCCCGCAGGCGCCACGCAGGCGATGCTGCAGTTCGGGCGAACTACAGGGGACGTCGGGGACATCTTCGACATGACCGGCGCGCTCTTCGAGCAGACGTCGGTCCTCGCCGACTACTTCGACGGCGACTCTCCCAACCTCGACGGTGTTGGCACCCTGTGGGTCGGCGCGGCGAACGCTTCCCCCTCGCGCATGGTTCCACGGTTGAGGGCTTCCCCGGCTGTTGACGCGGATGCGACCGCCTACTGGACGGTGACGAACCTGCTCACGGAGCCGAGCCATGAGGGTGCTCTCGGGTGGGTGGCGGGGTCGAACGCGACCTCGCTCGGCCCGGCGACGCCTGCTCACTCCGGATCGGTCGCGGCGCGCTGGACGGCTCCCGCAGCTGGGGCAACGTGGATCGACACTGCGGGGCCGATCCGGGTCGACCAGGGGCGCGGCTACACGATCAGCACCTACATGCGATCGAACGTGTCGATCGCGGGACGGTTCATGGTGCGGTTCCGCAACGACGCCGACGTGATCCTGCAGGAGACATTCAGCCCGACGACGACGCTCACGTCCGCGTATCAGCGGCTCGTGTACTCGGTGACGGCACCCCCGGGGGCGACGAAAGCGACCCTGCACATTGGGGCGATCACCACCGCCACCAACCAGCAGGTGTGGAACGACGACGCGATGTTCTACGAAGGGCTGGAGGAGATTCCCTTCTTCGACGGCAGCACGCCTGATGATGCGAACTACACGTACGCGTGGTCTGGTGTTGCGCAGCAGTCGACGTCGACCCGCACGCCGATCATTGAGCGGCCGCTCGAGTTGTTCTCGTGGCAGCCGAACACGTCCGCGTGGAACTTCCTCATGGTCCTGTGCGGAGCTTTCGGGTTCCGTCTGTTCTGTGACGAAGCGCGGGACTGGTACCTCGTCGATCCGAACGCGTACACCGTCGCGGGAGACGTGTCCGTTGCGTCCTCGAACGCGACACAAGCGGACGACACGATCGACCGCGACGATGACGCGTGGTGCACCGGGGTGGCGATCGAGTGGACGTGGCCCGACCGCTGGGGGATTCAGCAGACCCGGTACGAGACCGCCGGCTCCGCGGGTCGGGTTCGTTATCTCAAGGTGGATCAGGCCTTCCCCGGCCGTGGGCTCGCCGCAGCGATCCTTGCACGGTCCTCTGGGCGGGGGCGTGAGCTGTCGAGCACGGTCGCATGGGATCTGACAGCGACGCCGGCGATGGGGATGCTTGTCTCCCTCCCGGGGACGAAACCGCAACGCTCGCAGATCGCCTCCGTGGAATGGGATATCAGCACCGGTCTGATGAGCGTCATCGGACGCAGCGGGCGCACCGTGCCCGACGCTCCCGACGCGCCCACCGTGACGGGGTCGAGCACGATCACGATCAGTTGGACCGCGCCTGACGACGGCGGTTCACCGATCACGGGGTACACGGTCCGGATCGCCGATGTCGGCTCCTCTTCTGGCGACTCGATCCCTGTCACATCGTCGCCGCTCGTCGTGTCCGGGATAGCCCCTGGGGACAAGCTCGTTTCCGTCGCCGCGAAGAACGCGATCGGACAAGGCCCGTTCTCGGAGGCCACCGCAGTCACCATCACCTAAGAAGGCCCCCGCAGATGTCGGGGGATTTCGCATGCCCCGAGGAGGACGCATGAGCCTGCCGATCCCGTTCGCGTCGAACACGATCAGCCTCGACTACGGCGCCACCGGTTACCCGTACTCGGCGGTGTCCCCGCACAACGGTGTCGACTTCGGTGTCCGCGCGGGGTCGGTGATCCTCGCCTCCGGGGATGGTGTTGTGCACCGTTCCGGGTGGGAGTCGGGGGACGCGTGGCCGACGATCGACCGTCCCAACGTCAACGCGGGCAACTCGATCGACGTCGACTACCCGGCCGAGGCGGTGCGCGTGCGGTACATGCACCGCCCGGTCGGCTCCCCGTCACCGGGCCGTGGCGACACGGTCGCGCTGGGGAGCGTTCTGGGTGTCGTGGGCGCGACTGGCCTTGTCACTGGCCCTCACCTCCACATGGAGGCGTGGGATCTGTCCACGGGTCAGCGGGTGTCCCCGTGGCGGTACTTCACCCGCGACCTCACCGTCGCCGACGCGCTCGCCAACCCAGCCGCGAATGGCGGAGCGAAGCCGTTCCCCAACCCCACCCCGATCCCGACTTACACCATCCAGGAGGACGACATGCCCAACCCCATCGCCTACGTGAAGGGTGACAAGTCGCCCGAGGTGTACGCCGTGTACCTCGCGGCGTGCGACACGAACAACCCGACGCAGGGCGCTGCGTACTGCGCCCGCCGGTACGTGCTCCCCGGGGAGCTCACGATCGTGCAGGGTGAGGGCTTCAAGGTGAAGACGATCCCGCAGGCGCAGTTCGATCTGATCCCGAAGGTCGCGGGCTCGAAGTGATCCGTCGCCTCTGGGCGGCGACGATCTGGTACCCCGACGCGATCCCCGCATCGGAGGGTGAGGTTGCGCGGGACGTGAAGCGGTGGGTGCTTCCGCTGATCGACGCCGCGCTCATCCTCGGGAGCATCCTTGGCCTCAACGGCGGGATGCCGACGTTCGCGATCGTCTACAACGAGACGATCTCGAACGTCGCATCGGTCGCGGTTCTCATCGCCGCGGCCGGGTGTCTGATCGGTGTCGCGTTCCCCCGGCTGTGGTTGATCGAGTTCATCAGCAAATGCGCGCTCAGCTTCATCCTGCTGCTCTATGCGGCGCTGCTGCTCGCTCTGGCGACGTCGGAGTATCCGGCGCGCGGCTTCATCGCCGGGGTGTGCGCTGCCGTCACGGTCCCGCTCGTGGGGCGGATCATCTGGCTCGGGCGGGAGTACCGACGCCGCAAGACACGGAAGACGACACGATGACGTTCCTCGAGGTGATCGGCGCGCTCAGCCCGCTGTTCATCCTCACCGGCGTCATCATCACCGCTGTCCTGTCCCTGCGGGGCAAGACACGCGAGGTTACCGTCGCGGCCACCACGGCACAGGAGTCCGCGATCGCAGCACGGTGGGATGATGCGGTCGAACTATCCCAGCAGATGCGCCAAGCCATCGAAGCCGAAGTGGAACGGCAGGTCGCGCCGATGCGCGAGGAGCTACGACGCGTCAAGGACGAGTCCCACGAGATGCACGACGCCGTCCGCGCCCGCGAAACGCAGCTGTGGCTCTGGGATCAGCGCGGACGCCCCGGCGACCTCCCCATGCTGCCGTCCCCGATCCTGCAACGCCTCGGCCTCGGCCACCTCGTCACCGGTCCTTCCCAGGACACCGAACCCATCAAGGAGTAGTCATGACTGATCAGATCATCCCCACGGCTGTGAAGCTCGCCGCGAAGCGCGGGTTCGTCCGCACGACCACGCAGGCGTACGCCGCGACCCTGACCGCAGGCTTGCCGTCGGCGACCGCGATCGTCGCGCTGATCCAGGATCCCACCGGCTGGCTTCTCGCGGGCATCACCGTCGGCCTCGCGGT